TTCATTACGAATTGGCCTTGCTCAATAGTCCATAAATTGATGCCACGGTTAGCCCATTCAATCGTAAGCATGTTGAAGGACCGGCGTGCGGTACGAAACTCATAGCCAGTACGAACCTCAAGACCCGCCCGCTCATACGCTTCCTCAACGATCTCGTTAAAGTCTAGGTTAAAGGTGGAGAGTCCTGAGGTAGAAGCCATTATCTAAAGCCTGCTGTTTTCTTTGCAATTGTTTTAGGTTGGGCTACGAATTGTTTTCCGGCTTTTTTGCCCGCGCGTTTTGCACGCGTTGTCGCAGCGTACTCAGCAGGGCTGAGACTTTTGATTGCAGCGCTTGGAAGGTATCTTTCACCAGTGTCAGAAGATTTTTTACCACTTTTGGTTCTCCATTTTTGGTCGCCCCAATCCTTCAATGATTTCTGAGGAGCTTTCAATCTCGGTAACCCCCGCCAGCCGCCTTGTACTTCTTGGCAACTAGCTGAGCTTTACGCGCTGACCACTGACCTGCGCCAGTACCCTGCGTTGCTGCGGACTTTACTTGGGACACGATCTTCTTACGGAGACCGGGTTTTGTGTAATTGCCAGCGGCGTTTACCTTACCACCCTTTTTGTACTGGGTAAAATCAGTGTCATCCCGTCGGGCTGTTTTAACGCCTTTGGGCATTTTAGAGGCGCTAATGTCGCCCATACCACGGGATGCCAACATGATTACACCATCTTTCCGCGAGTTTTGCCTTTGGTAGCGCAACCATCAGCACGCTTAGAAGCCGAGCCAACAGAACCACCTTTAGCGTAACCACGCTGACCACGAACTGCGTCACGCGGGTCTTTCTTTTCGGGAGCATATTCGGTATTGCGCAAAGACTTTGTATAAGCGGCTTCAGTAGCCGTATTCATCTTGCGGTCAGCCATTTCTTCCCGTGCTTGTTTTTCTGCTGGACTCATTTGAGGCTCCTAAATTAGCAAGTTTTGCCGCCGCTTTTCATGGTGATCATCTTACCTTTGGTTTTACCCTTAGACTCAATGCCGCCACCTTTAGCCATGCCGCCTTTTTTCATGCCCATCATGGAAGTATTAGCCATAGGAGTAGGCTTCTTCATGCCATCCTTAGCAGTGCTCATACCGGGTTTCATTGTGGGCTTGCCCATTTTTGTAGTAGCCATGTGGCCTCCTGTAGAAAATTTTTTGCCTTTATCGGCGTTGTTAAACTCTTTACCCACGGATTGTGGGACCCCCGCTTTCTTAGCAAACGCTGGGTTGTTAGCCACCGCCGCCATGAAATTGTGTTGTTTCTTGCTTACGCTTGGCATTACTTACTCCCTGCGTACCAATTAACAAGCTGAACTAAACCCGCACCCATAACGCTACTAGCCCCGCCAACAAGCATTAAAACCTTCCAGCCGCCTTTAGCCTCAGATAAAGTTTTATCAATAGCTGTCAGTGTAGCCTGCATAGCTTTCATGTTCTCCAACATCCTGTCCATATCATCTTGCAAATGCTTGATGTCAGACGCATGCGTGGCTAACTCTCTGGCTGTTTGAATAGCATCATCAGTCATTTCAGCAGTTCCATGCTCTTAAAGCTTTATTGATCCGTGAGTCCGGATCGTTGGCTGTCTTTGAACTTGTCAACTTCTTTTTCATGCCGCTCATCCTCGCACAGAAAGAGTCTCGCCGGGAGCCGCCTTCTGGCTGGGGACGTTTCAAGTTCATGCCTTGCGCTTTCGCAGAGGCGCGTCCCTTGGCGTTCAAGCCGCCCTTCTCGGACTTGCCTTCTTTCCTCTGCCATGCTGGACTCTTAGCCATAAAACACCGTTACAGATTTTGCGTCGCCAATATCGCAATATATGCCGTTTGAAAACAAGATCCCTTCACCGGGTATAGTCACATTAAGACTCCCTGAATGATCGGAATCTAACTCTAAACGTACAGTGCCACTTGCGGCTGAAGCGTTATCGTAAAACTTAATATGATCAACGGGACTGCCGTTTGACACTGTAAAAATTACGCCCTTCAGGCGTGTGCGCCCTGCATACAAAACTGCATCGGTGTTTGTATGCGCTGACTTTACGTCATATTGCATCGTCATAATCAATCTCCTTATTTAACAGGGGCCGAAACCCCACGGGGTTGATTAGGCGGGCGTAACAGCAGTTGTACCGTCAGCGTTGACCCAAGTGCTAGTGGCTGTAGCGCCGGTAGCAATCTTTAAAGTACCCAAGGTAGTGTTAAACACGATTGTGCCAGCAGCTTTACCGACGGTGTTTACAGTTGATGTAGCGTCAGCAATTTGGGTAGTTGTAGCAGTTGTGAGTTGAATGTAGCCTGCGGTTGCGTCTACGTTGCCTGTCACTGTACCTGTGACGTTGCCCGTGACAGCGCCAATAAAACCATTTGTAGACGTTACTGGGCCGGAGAAGGTGGTTGATGCCATGATTTTTCCTTACATACAAGTGGAGTGCATTAGTCTGTATGTCGTCAGCCGGGACTGTCTAATGCACCGGAAACCCCGGGATAACGTATTTATACACCATTTAAAAATAAATGCAACAAAAAAGGGAGCCGAAGCTCCCTTTTTATTAGGCTCCAGCGGAACCGTACATGCCCAGAGGGTCAGACCAGCCGAAGCTGTAACGCTCACGAGACTTGTAACGCACGTTGCCTGTATCGAAGTCACCGTCCATGCTGTTTTGCAGGGGTGTACGAACAAAGTGCTTCATACCGTTAGGTACGTCTGTAGTCAAGAACCAAGCATTGGTGTCAGTCAAGAAGTGGTTAATTGTGTAACCTTCAGGAATTGAACCGTTGTTCTTCAATGCGTTGATATCGTTGTCAGCAGTAGCGACGCGGAGTTCAGTCTCGAGCAAACGAGTTGCCGTGAACTGCAAAGCAGAAGGAACGACCAATTTCTTGGGTTTAGCAGCAATCAGCAAGCCACGCTCATCTGTCCAAGCAGCGATCTGGATAACGGCATTCTCAAGAGAAGTCTCGTTCAAATCGGCAGGGGTAGATGGGATGTTGCTGTTTGTACCACCGGACACCAAGGGGTGTGCGCTAGAGAACAAAGCGACGCCGTCACCACCTGTATAGGTAGCTGAGAAGCCGTTGTTCAACACCGCAGCAGCTTTTACTTGCTTGGTGTATGCCATGGCGCGAGCCAAGCCTTTGGTGTAACGAGCAGACAGTGAGTCATACAAGTTATCTTCAATGGCTTCTTCAGTCAAGCTGAAGCCCAAAGCGATGGTTTCGTGGTTGTAACGAGCAGTCCATGCTTCTTGTGCATTGTCATAAGCGATGGCTGAGCCCTCGTTCTTAACAGGTGCAGCTGAGAAACCAGACAGCTTTGTTTCTTCCTCGAATGAACGCTCAGAGGTCTCTGTTTCGTAGATCTCTTTGTGCTCTTCGCCGTAACGTGCATACTCTAAACCGAACAATGCGTTCAAGCCTGGGAGCAGCTCTTTCAATAGTTGTGCGCGTGAAATAGCCATGATTTAGCTCCTTATGCTACGTAATAGCGGTGTGCGCCGAAGTTGAACTTAACCAACACTTCGGGGGTTTCGACCAATGCAACATTACCGACGACTTGCGTTGTTATAGCAGTCACAGTAAGAGTTGTATTACCAGTGGTTGTCACAGTAGAAGCAGCGCTTAAAGTAGCGCCTGTGAACTGCAACTGACCATTTACCACGTTGAACAGGTCAGTACCGATTGGCAAGAAAGTGCCAACTGGCAAACCAGACACAACAACAGAAGTTGCTGCCGGAGCACCGCCAGACACGTATGTACCTGAAACGGTAACTTGTGTATCGGGAACCAAGTTCAATACGCGGAAGCCACCACCAGAAGCGTTAGCAGACGCGCCGAGAACTGACATGCTACTGTTGCCAGTAGATGCAGAGCCAGTTTGTGTGCCGCCAGCCATGTTAGCGCCAACGAGAATTGAAGAAGCTGAACCAATAGTTGTACCACCAGCGGTAGTAGTAACAGCGATTTTCATCACTTGGTCAGGATCGTCACCAATGATCGCAGTAATGTCACCAGCGGTAACGTTACCAGGATAGTACTGAGAGAACAGACGTTGCTTAGTCGTAGGGTTTGTGTAATAGCAACCCAAGAAAACACCGACCGTTGTATTGGTAGTGCTAACAGGGTAAGTTGCAATCACAACATAACCAGCAGACAAAGTAACCAGATCACCGTTATACAGAGCAGTGCCATAGTTATACTGGATAGGTAGATTTCTAGTCGATCCAGCAAATACTTGGCCACCGATCAGGTTTACGGGCTTTGCGCCGTAAGGGGCTGAGACAGTTGGATAAGTCATTTAAGACTCCTATAAAGATTTAAGTACCTTTGCCAAAGCTCGTCGAAGATTTCCGCTCATTGAAGATCGGCATCCGCGCATCGCTCTGACGCATTAAATTGTTATCTACAGCCTCTTCCTGTGCTCGTGTCATATCAGCAAAGTGTTTCGTTCGCTGGTCAACAAACTCAGAAGGAGTCTTACAGAGTAACAACCCGCCAATCTCAATGCTGTCTTTAAAACGGCTATTGGGATCGACTAGCAGTTGAAATTTTGGTTGCTCTTCGACACTTACCACCTCCCAACCTTCGCGCAATTTGGCGGAGAGGTTACGAGGATCAGCATTGTTCAAAGTAGACACCCGAATCCATCTGTACGCAAAGCCCGGAGTCTTATCAGGCTCCGGTAGAAGTTCCGCCTGCTGCCACTGCTTGGGGCGCTCTTGGGTAGTTCTACTTGTAATCTCGCGTTGTAATCTGCTTTCAGCCATTTAGGCCTCCAATTTCATAAGTTCACGAGCATATTGCTCGTTGGTTAATCCAAATTTCTTTGCCAAGCCCACCTGCGTCTTAGAAAGAACTACTTTTTTAGGAGCAGTACTCCTCTTAGCTGGTGCGACCACCGTGCTTGGTTTTGTACGTTGAGGCTTTTCTTCCTCTTCGTTGTAAGTAGTGCCAAATTCTTCTGGGAACCGGCGCTGAACTTCTTTGTCTATTGCTGCATAGTACTCATCAGTACCAATGAAGCCTCGACCATATCTAGACTCTAAATCCTCATGGACACCTTCAGCATATCTGCGCATAGATCGTTTATTTTGATCAACGAACCATGGGTTTTTTGACACCCATGACGCAACTTTTGGGTCCATTTGAGGGTTTTGAGACCTCTGTGGTGCGAGTTGTACATCATTTTCTTCATTTTGTACAGTAGGTTTGAAATTTTTTGCTTTATCGAGCTTAAGCTGAGCACGGATCATCTCCTGCTGAGCTTCAAGTAACTTATCGGAATCACCCGAGTCGTAGGCTTCTTTGTAGTTACTGCTAGCCTTATCTACTTCCATCTCAGCGGAGTTCTGATAGGTAGAAATAAGCTCTTTTTCGCCTGTTTGCAAGGTGTTTTTAAGTCTGCGGTTCTCGTCAAGAATACGCTGTGCAACGGCTAAAGCCTCTTGTTGCTCACGCAATGCAGCCTCTTTCTCCCTACGCTCGTCGTGCCAAGCCTTCTTGTACTGCTTAAATTTAAGCTTTACGTTATGGGAGTAATCTTCAGAGTCGTCGGCTTTCTCCAAGTCCTCTTTAATAGCCTCTGGAAGAGGTTCTACAAACCTGTCTTCAGGGGGTGTATCGTCTTTTACGTCGACTTTAATGTCTACGTCGTCACCCTCAACGGAGATATCCAATGTATCTTCGGGTTTACCCTTATCTTCCTCGTCGGGGAACTTATAGCTATCGCTAAATTTAGGCATGTGCGCTCCTTATTTGCGTTTAATGCCGCGTGGATCGTCAACAATACCTTCTACAGTATCGTCGTTGATGATGCGGAACTCTCTACCGTGGATGACCAGTCGTGAGCCAGCGTAGGGCCGGACCAAGACAAAGTCGCCTTGTTTACACCAAGGTCCCGTTGGGAACTTTGTTGTATCTTTGTAACAGTCTGGGCCAAGCTCAACAACAAACAAGACCGTTGTGAGGGTCTCTTCGTTGCGCATGGTTTCGTCTGCTTTCATCAAACCAATCTCGCTTTCTTCAAACTGCTTTTCCGCTTCCGGAATTGCGCAAAGAATGCGATAGCCCGAAGGCTTTGGTAGTTGTTTTGCTTTCTCCTCTGCTTTCTTGTGCATCAAAGCCGATAAATCTACAGCTTTGTTTAGGTCTAAGACCGGTGTTTCACTCATCCGAGTTCTCCATGGTTTTTGTCAGGTCTGCAATGTTTCTGCGAGCTGTGAGTAGACCTGTGATAACCCCACATTTATTGCAGTACTCCTCGTAAGACTTAGCAGATTTGGCTCCTAAGTCTTCTTCGATTTGTTTGATGCTTGCATCAATTTGCTGGATTAAAAGATCCAGCGCTTGTCTAGTTTGGTACATCAGTCACCTCCCTTGGGCTTCTGCTGTTTAGAGCGACTCTCCGTTTGCATACGGGCAATTTCTCTTTGGTTATTCAGCATCATCTGATGCTTCTGTAAGTCCATACCTGTTGAGAAGCCAGCCTGCTCATGCGTGTGGTCTCGCTGCTGTTTGTCAGCCTGCGCCTTCATCGCAATCTTCACGCCTTCAGTTTCCTGCTGTGCATTGATCCGTTCACGCTCGATCTGCAACTGAGCTTGTTTGAGCATGACATCCGCCTGATCTTTAGCCGCCTTACGCTGGTTTTCTTGGGCTTTAAGCTGAAGCTCTTGCTGCTGCAACTGGATAAGCGGATCTTCCTGCATCTGCTTGTTCTTCTGCTGCTGGGCTTGCTGTTGACTCTGTTGTAAGAGCTGCTGAGCTGCCTGCGCCGCCATCTGAGACACCTTAACCTCCATCTCTGGAGACATCTCAACTTCATCCGCATCTTCTTGGTACGGAGGCAGTGTCTGACCCATGGCTTGCTCAATCTGCTTACGCATCTCCATACCCAAATGCTCAGCAATGTGAGCTGAACCTGCCGCCATAAGCTGCTGCGCCAATTGAGGGTTCTGTCCAACCATTTGTTGGATACGAGGATCTTGAGCCATGGCCATGTGAACAGCGATGTGTGCTTGGTGATCTTGATAAATAAACGCTTTAACAGGTTTGTTCATCAACATGTTCTGGTTCTCTGTAACCGGGTCACGAGGCTTCATGTCGTCATGAATTGGCACAAGTTTTTGGTAATTCTTGATACCCAACACATCTAACATCTGACGATGCAAAAGTGGCAAGTCATACAACTGTGGAGCTGTCTGCGCAAGCTGCAGCGCAGCCTGATACTGAACAACTTTCTGAGCCATCGTCGCAGCGTTTGGATCACTCACTGGGATGATGTCGACCATGTCATAGTCAGACTGTTTGGCTCGACGCCCGCCTTCTTCTGGCTCGTAACTGTACGTAGGTGGCGTATAGTCACGGATTATTGTTTTCAAGAGTTTGAACTCTTGCTTCATCGAGTAGTGGATGCGAGACTGAACAGCCGACATTGTCTTAAGCTGACGCTCTAAGATTGCCAAGGTTGTGCCCACAGGAGCCTGCGCTGACATGTCCGATGTCTGTAACTCAACAGCGCCAGCAAACTTGCGACCTTCATCAATGATCTGATTGAGCAACGCCGCCAAGACCTGTGATGGCTCTTTGTATGGCAGCGGCATGATGTTGTCACGCATCGTGCCGCTAGGAACGTCTACATCACGGAACTCGCCCGGGGAGATCGGGGTGTCGTCGCCTTTGGTACGTAGTCCTCGAGTCTTAAATCCACCGGGTAGATTAGATAGAGTTCCAGCATCCACCAACTGACGAAGAATAGAAGTACCAGATTTAGCAAAAGAACCAATAAGATGGACAAGGCCAAAATTATAAAAACCAAACCCGGGAATGTAACCGTAGTGGACGAAGTGCGTGCGTTTCTGGCAGAGTTCGTCGTCTGGTTCCCAGTTGCGGCGGATCGCAAGGATGTTCGTCGTGCCCTTTTCAATCGTGACGATGTATGGTAACGCGATCCCCGTTTTTTTGCCGTCATCTTCGTGTTCATAGCCTTTTAGGTCGAGGTCGACCTGCATCTCCAAGAGTTTATAACGATCATCCTGTGTTGCACGAAAGCCCATCTTCTCTGCAATACGTTTTTCTACTTCGTCCATTGTCTGGGTAGGCTCACCCAAATCAATATCCCGGTAAAAACCCTCATGCTGCAATCGCTTAAGATCGTTTTTGTTCTTGCGCATGACGTGCGTGATACGTTCTGCATCAGCAAGACTTGAAGCACCGTAAGGCACAACCACATCTTCCGCTGGCGCATACATAGACACCTGACGACCAAGCGATGGATCGTAGTACACCTTCTTGAACGCGTTACCAGCAAGGCCCAAGCCCCAGAGCATGCGCTCATGCTCAGGTCTGTACTCTTTCATCACGTCAGTAAGCTGATAGTTCATGTCTTCTTGAACTCGCTCCGCTGCGTCTTTCTTCTCTGGGGTTTCTTTGCCGATGATCTTAGTCTTGACAGGACCCATCGCTGGGAATGTCTCCATCATGGTCTCAGCTTGGAACTTCACAACGGCTTCAGTCAAGAGTGGGTGATACACACCACAAGCGCCGGGCCAAGGTTCTGTTCTTTCTTCAATCTTCAAGCCCAAAAGTTCTAAGCCATCTACATAGGTCTGCACCCAATCTTTGCGGGCAGACACGTCAGACTCGTAGTCGCCAATTAACTCGCTAGCAAGTGAGGCAAGAACATCTTCAGGGATGTCTTCGGCTAAGTTTTTACTAAACTCATCATCGTCTTCTGTTGGCTCAATCTCAATCTCTACATCGCCAGCGCGGATGCGTACTGCCTCAGGGTCTTCAATCTCAATCTCGATTGGTTCTTCTGCTGCCCCCAACTGATCCAGTCCTTGAGGAGCCTCGTACAGAGCTTTATCCATATTTGTCGCCATGATGTATCCTTAGTAGTACGCAGCCTTTTTGCGGTACTGTTTTAAAAAATTATCTTCCGGCTCGTCTGTCGGAAGTCGTAAAAACCCACCCTGTCGGAATCTTAACAGCGCAAGCGTCGTTGAGTCCACCAAGTCGTCGTTAGTGCCGGCTGGAAAGTCGTTGCACTCTTCTATGACTTCCTTAGCCCACCGGTGGTCTGGTGCAAACACAATGCCTGATGCAAATAAGTCAGACACTGCGTTCACACGCGCTATTTTGTCTTGTCCTTTGCCCGGAGTAAACTCCCCTACAGGCACGCCCATGCGCCTAAACTCTTGATACAGCGCCGATCCGTTGGATTTTTTCTCCACCATGAACGCATCTGGCTGCCACTCCTTGTATTCTTCTAGCACCAGCTTCTTAAGTTCTGGGTACTCCATCCTTTTCTTGATGGCATTGAGTAGGATGATGGCAAAGTTTTGTGTTTCCTCGTTATAAAACACACCCCACGTCGTTAACGCGTTATAGTCGGCCCTATTGGTGGCTTCTTGTGCAGCATCGAGCGACATAATGATGAACTCGCATTCGGGAGGGTCTTCTTTTTCCCAAATTTGCCACCATTCGCGTTTAATTAGCGCCCCTTCCTCAGAAGTAGGCTTCTGCATGTACTGCGCGTTCCAATAACGGATGTCCAGGGCAGCTTTTTTGGCTAATAACTCCTCAACATCCCAGAATTCTGGCCAAAGTGCCTGTCCGTCGTCTTTAATTGCAGGAAATTCGACCACTTCCCACGGATCTACGTCTTCATTTCGTTCAGTTTGCTGAACAATCATGCCCGTCAGGTCCAATTTGGACCATCTGGTCATCACGATAATGATAGCGCCACCCGGCATAAGACGCTGGAGAGGGCCAGACTGAAACCACTCCCAAGCAGGAAGGAAAACGTCCGGTCTCCCAGTCTTAGCTTCTTGTTCCGAATGAGGGTCGTCAATAATAAATAGATCAGCGCCACGACCAGCAAGAGCACCTCCGACACCAATAGCAAAATATTCTCCATTAAAGTTAGTACCCCAACGAGAAGCAGATTTAGAGTCCGATTGAAGCTCTACCTGCGGAAATATGCCTTTATAAGCTTCCGATCCAACGAGGTTACGCACACGACGGCCAAAGTTAACAGCCAGATCCGCCGTGTGAGATCCCATGATAATTTTTTTCTGAGGGTACTTACCCAAGAACCACGCTGGTGCAAGATAGGATATGAGCTCAGACTTACCATGTCGTGGAGCAATATTAACAATGACTCGTTTTTTCTTGCCTGCCGCAATATCTTCAAAGATTTGAATAAGTTTAAGATGGTGAGGCCCGACCTTATAGCCCGGGTAGACGTGATTGATGAAGTCAAGGAAACTCTCCTTACCCAAAGTCTGGGTCATCTGCGCGTCGTACTGTTTTAAAAGATCAAGCGTGCGTCTTTTCTGCTTGTCAGGCATGGCTGGCAAGGCTTGCCGCAGCTTAAAAATAGCTTCAGGCGTCAGTTTTTGCATCGTTCTTTATTACTTCGCGGGCTTCAACGTCAATGACCTTACTTTCTAAGCTCTGTAAGGTCTCTAAAAGTTCTTTTTCTACCTCTTCGGCAGTCAAAATTTTGTGTGTAATTTCTGTACGTTTCTTAAACGCGTCTACACCATCAATTTCACCTAAATTTCTTATCGCAGTAAGGCGTGCTTTTGGGTCGCGTGTGTGTTCTATCTCATGCACAAGCTTGTTTACTACATACAGTTTGAAGTCTGATAGTTCTTCAACAATAGATACGTTCATCTGCGCAACCATACCTGCAAGAAACGCTAGTGTTTCGTTAGGGTAGTTAGCAAACTCAGGTCTATGTTTAGGATCAGCGGCCATCTGACGAGCTAACTCTGTAGCTTGTGCGGCGTTATCTTTGGTAGGGGATATCTGCTGACCCGTAAGGTCAGACATTAATTTAATGACGTTAGCTCGCATCTGCAATTCTTCAGCAGGCGACAACTCAGGGAACGCCTCTTTAGCGTTCTGTGGCAGAGGAATGTTCTCCTCAATGTGCGGTACTAATTCATCCATGTCAGCGAAGGCTCCTTCGGCAGTTGTTCTAAATGTAACAGAAAAATATATCTTTGTGCAAGGGGAGGTTGAGACTCCTACCCGGGGGGTGTCCAAAAAGTCCAAGAATCAACGGTCCTGTGTAATTTGGACAGGGGGTAGGGTACTTCAGATGAGGATCGAAATCGGCAACGGGGTGTGGCGGCGAGACGTACCTAATGGCTGGGAACCCGCATGGATACTGGGTTTCACGAATTACACGCAACAGTCAATTGTGCAATCTACTTTACTTATAAATATTTTTCTGCGTACCCGGGGTGTGTAATTGGAGGGGGTACTTGGACAGGTTGGACAGGATGGACGGCATTTACCGGTATTTGTTTCGCGTGTAGCCGCTGTGTAATTCGCGGGGAGTTTGGAAAAAATGTGGAGTTATTTGTGCGTGTTAGGGGGTATGGGGTATGCGGGGGGACCCATTGACAGGCTTGGGGGGTGGGGGGATGGGGGGTGTCCCCTGCCAAACTTTACTTATGCCCCCATTCCACGCTAATGTGTACTCAATGCAACACGGTTGTGGTTGCAGATTCTCTTGAAAGGAGACTGACATGTACACAGTAACAGTACAGTGGGGTGAGCTTACTAAGACTCACAAGGCTTGGACACTTAGCAGTGCTAAGCAATGGTTGTATGCATATCCTAACAAGGATGTGTTTGCAAAGGTGACCAACCTGTTTGGTCAGACAGTAGCAGTTCGCTACAAGCGGTAACACGAGGGGCTTCGGCCCCTCTCTTAAGGAGAGACTATGTATCACGGTTTAGCTTTGGTGGTCAACACGATCATCTTCGCCTTGTCGTTAGCTATGTTGCTACCACAAGGTATGTGGATCTGGTTAGCAGGTCTGGTATTTAGCACGGTATTGATCACTCTGATCTTGCCTGGTATTAAACATAAGAACGACGAATGACCATCGGTCAATCGAATGTGTGGCGGACTTGGGTCCGCCACGCTACATGGGAAGCGGTGAAGGAGAAGCGGCAGTTCAGCCTCCTTCAGAACCATCGGATGTTTACGATGGCAGTTAACAATCAAGTGATGCGTGCAATGTTCTGCGCTAAGTTTGATGACATCCCGTTCAGTAAGTTGCCTGTCAACTACTTCAAGCGGTGACCAAGGGGGCTTCGGCCCCCTTTCTTTTTGCCCTCATTTGTCCCACACATAGTAATGGTGCGCGAGTGATACCAGTTATTTTCCGTCGCGCGTATGAGTGCGTGCGAGTCGACAAGATCGCTAAATAGTGACCCACTCCCCAGTGAAACTTTACTTAAGACCCTCCACTAGAGTACTGTTATATCACTGGGTCAGCAATTCAGCCCCCAGTGTTTTCTCAATCGTTCATTTTATGGAGATTTGAACATGGCAAAATCAGCCGCAAAAGTCGTGGAATCCGCCACGCAAGTATCTTTCACTTCTTTGAAAGACTCAGCCTTCCAACAAGCGGGAGCGCACCAGACCTTGGAGTCAGTCGCCCGTTTTGCTCTTACTCAGATAAAAGACTTCCCCAAAGAAGTCCCAGTCGAAGCTAAAGATCAACTGTACGAAGGCTATCGCATGAAGTTTAATGCGCTCCAACCCGCAGTCATGTATGCGGTTATCAACGATCACTACATTCGTGCCACGCCTGAGCATATCAAGGCTGACAATGTAGAGAAGGTTGAAATTGGCGTGCCATACGCTTACTCTTACTCAGCGCAAGAGTTTGGCAAACTGGCAAACACCAACCCCGCTCTCCACGCTCTTGTGAAAGAGATTAGAGAGAAGTGTTCTACCTATTGCTCGAATCGACTGGGTGACTTAAAAAGAGCCGCTACGAAGATTCTCAATGAGGGCAAAGAGAGACAGCGTGGAGTCAATAAAGACTTCGCTGAGTTTGTCGAAGCATGGTTCAAAGAGACCGCTCCCGACCGCCTAGTGTCTGCGAAGAATCGTGGAGACAAGTCGGCTGACGACAAGCGGTTCAATGAAGCTAAAGTCGCCTTTATGGTGAAGTGGAAACACTCAGAAGCTAAGTAAGTCTTAGCTGACCAACCCCGCAGATCGAAAGGTCTGTGGGGTTTTTTTACGCCTGTGCTATTTGAAACCAGTTATTTTCTGTCGCGCGCGGGAGTGCGTGCGTGGCTAGCAAAACCCTTAAATAGTGTCCCATTCCCCCGTGGAACTTTACTTAAGCACCCACACTATGCCAAGATACATCATCACTTAGGAAACAACTAGGTGATGTTTCATTAACTTTATCGGAGGACATTATGTCTATCTCATCATTGAAAGATCTCGGTTATCAACAGGCAGGTACAGGTGACAGTTTAGACGCACAGGGTGAATATGCCTTGGCACACATTGCAGGGTTTCCCGAGGACATCCCAAGCGAAGCAAAGGAAATGCTTTACGATGGTTATCGTATGCGCCACAATGAGCGTCACCCTGCCAAGGTCTATGCCGTTGTGAATGACCATTACATTCTCGCAACACCCGAGCAGATCAAAAATGCAAAGGTTGAAAAGATCGAGATCGGTGTGGCTTATGCGTTTGCCTATTCAAGCCAAGAATTTGGTAAACTGAAAAACACAAACCCAGCTTTGCATGGGATCATAAAAACGATCCGTGACGATGTGGGTGATTACTGTTCTAATCGATTAGGTGACCTAAAACGAGCTTGCAAACGCATACTCGATAAAAGGAACGGCAGGACAGTATCACGCACCACATTAGATTTCACAGAATCGATGACCAAGATATTCGATGCACAAACGAAATCGGTTAAGGTGAAAGAGGCAAAACGCGACACAACAGCGAACAGCGCCAAGTATGCCCTTGCCGTAAAAGCATTCTGGACGACATACAACAAATGATGTTGTGACCCAAGCCCACATGGTTTTTGCCATGTGGGCTTTTTTTTGTGCCTGCTATTTTGAGACC